ACATGACCGGGAGTAAGCCCGGCGGCCTCGATTGCCTTGATCGTTCGGGTGACTTCCCTTTGGTTGAATCTGCCTGCGCCTCTTTGCCTTTGGCTTTGTGACATTGTTCTCACCATTTACGCGATTACGCTCCGAATCACATGAAACGGCTTCACTCGCTGTGGATCAATCCCAATTTGCGGTTTTCGCGCAATGTCCCACAGTCAACTGGGAAGCTTTTGAAATCACAGACAAATATTTGCCATTTATCCCCAAGTAAATTCATTCACGCCGCCCTTTCCGCCTTTCCACCGCACTTCGCAAAGAGCCGTTCGAGACAATTCGCTTGTTTTTCCGTGAGCGGACCGTTCCACTTTTCGAGCAAGCCGCTCGCGAAATTCCGCTCCCATTGCGTTGCAAGGCTGGACTCCGCGACCAGTTGCGCCATGTCCCGCCATGTCGGTGGTGCTGGCGGTGCTGGCTTGGTTGCCTTCGCCTTCCTTGGCTTCCGTGGCTTCGCTGGCTTCCGCCGTCCTCGATCTTCCGCGACCGGGATAACCAGCTCGCCCCATGTCAGCCCGCAGCGCCGCCGGTGTTCCTCGACCATCCTCGCGGCGGTCGCCCGTTCGCCGTCGAAATCGCTGCCCAACATGCCGAGCAACCGGATAAACCGTTCGCGAAATTCGGGTTGAAGCATCGGGACGCCGGGCATGACTCATTTCTCATCATGCCGAGGCGGCCGGATGACGCGCGGGCGCGGTGGCAGGGAAGGCCGTGGACGGTCTTGTCCCTCCCGTTGGGGTGGAAGTACCGGGCGAGGCTCCTTGGCCTGCCCAGCGCCCGCGCTGCGTGATTTCCGCCGCGTCAACCCGCAACCGCGACGACGCTGTTGCCGTCCAAGCGCACCGTCACAGTCGCATCGGTTGCGCCAGCCGCGACGGTTGCCGCGCCAATCTTGAAAAATCCCGCGCCTGTCGCCTTGCAAAGTTTCGTCGCGGAATCCCAAAACACCGCCGCGCCTTCCGCAAAGCTTGTCACGCTATCGACCTTCGGCAAAACAAAGACGCCAACCAATGCAGCTTCAACCGGGGTTGCCTGAGCCGCGTCAAACATCGCGACGCCAAACAAGCTGCCGCTCATGAAAGCCTCGCCGCTCTTCACGCCACCGCTCGGCGCGGTCAAAGTGCAGACATTTCCGGGTTGCCTATAATTCGTCGCCATTGTTCAAACCTTTCGAGCTTGAGATTTTGATGGTGCGCCCGCCGCCGCCTTGCATGGCTTCGATGCGCCTTTGCAAATCATTCTGGGCCTCGCGAAGCTCGCTATCGCTCCGAAATTCGGTGCTTCGCTTTACGCCGTTGGCTTCGTAAACAATCGAGCGAACGCCATTCGCGCGCGCACGGTTGAGCGCGATTGACTGGTCTTGAAGTTCCGCGAGGGTTTCTGCCATTTAAGCAGCCCTCCGCTTCTTTGCGAGATAGCGCCGATTCGCCTCGCGGTGAGGCGTTGACGGCTTTAGTGTCCTTGGCCGTTGGTTCTTCGCTTGCTCTTTCGCCGTGGCCCAGCGGCAATTTTTCTTCATGTACGGTCCGTCATTGTCGATGCGGTCGAGCGTCTTGCCTTCCGGCCGCTCGCCCATGTCGGCAAGGAAGTTCTCGAATTTGAGCCAGCGCAGCGTGTACCAAATGCCGCGCCCGCCATATCGGGGATAGTCCTTGCGTCGAGGGTCTTCACAACGCCGGATCATGTCATGCCAGATTGTATATTCCGACGATGATGCCATGCCTTGTTTTGTGTGAACTTCGACGATTCTGTCGCGCTGATAGCAACCGCATGATTTCGAGACGCCGCGCAAAAGGCTGTGATCGAAAACAAGCCGCTCAGTTCCGCAGTCGCAGCGGCACGGATAGAAGCGGCGATAATTGCGCATGACTTCGCCGCCTATAACCGTCCACCGTTCAAAGCGTGTCCCGATGATCATGACTCATTGTCCAGGGTTCTTGTAGAAGCCTCGCGGCTCGACAAATGCACACGCGAAATCGAGCCGGATTTTGTACTTCACGCCATCGGTTTCAAAGCCGACCTCGCTGAAAACTTGCGGCCCTATTTGCCCGTCGAGATAGCAATGCTCCATGCCATCAATGCTCGCCGGGTCGCACGCCAAATACCAAGCTTTCGCATCGCTCAGGCGAGGCTCCACAATGACGGAAAGGAACGCGAAGGGATTGACGTTCGCGGTTTGCGTCGCCTGAATCGAGGTCACGGTTTTTTCGGCCAAGGTCTCAAGTTCGGACGGCACGAGTAACAACTTCGGCACAACGTCAATCAATTGCCCGCCGGGTTCCGTTTGCTTGCGCATCGCCAAACGTCCGGCCGTCAAAGTGGTGTCACTTATCGCGCCACCGCTGCCCGCAAGATTGTGATGGTTCGCATGGAAAACCGCATCGCCGTCCGCCATGTTTGGCGCGTTTTCGAGAAGGTTCGCCATTCTGTCCGCTTCAAAGCCAGCGGCCGCCAAGCCCATTCTTCGCGTCAAATCCGACAATGCGGCTAAATCATCATTCACGATAAGCTGGCGCGAAAGCGAAATGATTCTGCCGAAGGTCGCGAGTCCGTAGGTTTCCTCTGAATCAGCAACCGAGCCATGCCGAAATTCGCCTAACTCATTGATTTGCTCAAGCGTTGGCGCGGATGACATTTGCAGCCGGTGACGCTTGCGGAAATCGCGTGCCGTGACTTGTCGCGAAACCCGTTTTAGAGCGCTTGGCGCAAGCTGGTAAGCGCCCCGCATGGTGCGGTCGAGAGCATCGCCCATGAGATAAGGCAAATCAGATGTTGAAAGCGCCCGCTCGACAATGACGGCGGGGCTTCCCGTCGTCGAGAGGTTGCGAACCCTCAAGCAATCCCTCGCAAGTTCCACCATGCTCAGCCCCGCAAACGGGCGCGCGGCTTCGGAAGGCGTTACACCTGTCATCCGGGAATGTAGCGCCTCCCCGATTGTGTTGCGCCTCCATTCCGGGTCATCCGATGAAAAGCCGGTTGATGCGACGCGGATGGATTCGGCGGCTGCGGAACGCAATTGCAGTGTTGCAAATGCGCTCGCGCGTGCCGCCTCGACGCTAGGAGAAGGAGCGTCGATCTGTTGATCTACCCATGATTGAGGCAAGCCAGCGGTCCGCGCGATGGTGCGGATCTCTTGATTGAGCAGGGCGCGGTCTGAAAGAACCACGTCCATATTGCCCGATGCGCTGCGGATGACGGCCGCCGGGTCTGCCGGTATCGGCACCAAGGAAATCTCGACCGGCGTCAACTTCGTGATGGTCACGATGCGCTTGCCGCCCTCAACCGACTCCTTCGTGGCGTCGATCCGATAGCCGAACGAGATACCGCGCAAATGACCTTCCAACGCGGCCTGCACCGCCGCCTCGCCTTCCGCGCTCTTGCTCATGCGGATGGTCGCGTGAACCTCTTTGCCGACAACCGTAACGTCTGTAACGCTGCCCAAAATGTTCTTGATGTCATTGCGCTGATGACTGTTCAGAACCGGAGCGCCAACAAGCTGCCGCCAGTTTTGATTGATGTCCGGCCGCTCAATGTAAGCGCCTCGCGCATCCTGCCGTACAACGTCCGCGCCGGAGGATACGACAACCGAAAAGGTCCGCGCCTCGGCGTTCCATGACGAAGGGGAAAGGGTGACGTCGCGCGTGAAGATCCCGGCGTCTGCCGCGTCGCGCGTGAAGATCCTATGGTGCAACATTATCGACTCCTGTTTGTTGCTGCGGCGGTGGTGCGAACGAAAGTCCAAGCCGTTCCTCGCGCGCCCGGTCTGCGGCTATCTCATCGTCGAGGCTTTCAACATCAATGCCCCGCGCTGCGACCGCTTCACGCCGCGAGGTCAAGCCGCTGTTGATTGCAAGCGCCTCGGCTTGCGCGTCTTTCAGCGGATCCAACCATTGCCCCTTCGGCGCAATCCATTTGTGCTTGAGGGTCGAGGCGTTGAGCGGAACCGCGAGGCGACCGCTCAGAATTTCAGTCGTCACGAAGCGACGATAGACCGGGCGCAGCATTTGAAAACGAAGGCGTCTTGCCATGCCTCGACGCGCCGACGAAAGGCAATGATCGCGGTGCGAGCGCTTGAAAAATTGACCTCGCTCAAATCATGGTCGAGCATGAAGCTCGGCACGCCGACGCCCGCGCCGATTTCGCGGATGACGGCTTTCTGAAAGGCGTTCGATTCAGCGCCGATTTCTGGCGGCCTTGAAAATTCGATGCTCTCGCCGGGCTTGAGCCTTTGCAGCGTTCCGGGCTCTAAGCTCGCTTCGCTGCCCGGTGTCGCGCCGTCCTGCAAAAGCGTGCCATCGCTGTCCGTCACGAAGCCCGCGAGAAGCGCGCCGATCTTGAGGCGGACAAGCTGGCCGTCCGTGAGACTGTCCAGCTCGCGAAGGCGCAGCAAGACGCTTGCAAGCCGGGACATGCCGCGCGTCTGCCCTGCCGCGTCCGGCCGGAAAAGGTGCAGCACGTCTTGCGCGTCAATGCGAACGGACTCGAGACCGCGAAGCAAGGGCAAGCCGGGAATCCAATTGCGATAGATATGGAACGCGACCGGCTTCCCTCCCGCGTCAACCTCGACGCCCGCGATCACAAGCCCGCCGTTGGGAAGCTCCATCGAAAGCGCCGGGTTCACTTGCGCGGAATCGAGAGCCTTAATGCGCAGTTGTTCGTCCGCGAACACCATGAGCGAGAAAAATTCGCCGTCCACAAAGGCACGTCTGCACGCGGTCGCTTGCCATCCATAGAAGCTCTCAAGCCCGAAATAATCACATTCGTCGGTCCAGGCTTCAAAGCGGTCCGCGAGGATCTTGTCGAGCGCATCATCGCCGGTTTGCGGGACGGGCCTCATGCCGGTGCCGATGGCCTCGCCGGTCCAAACCTCGACCGCACTATTGGCGAGCGGTTGATTGATGTTCGCATCCCGCGCGCGCCTTGCGACCGGCTC